GGGAGGATAACATCAATAACAGTAGTGCTGGACAGGGCTGTGATGATACGGCACCGCTCCAAGATAATACTCATGGAGAATGTCATAGACAAGATATACCTCAATGATACACACGCCAAGGCACTACTGGTGGAGAGCCCGGGATACAGTGCAGCTGCAGTAATGAGTGCAAACGCAACCATGAACTATCGAATAGAGGCTTTTTTCGTAAGCGATAAGGCCGAACATGTAAATACCATAAAGGAAGATTTAAAACGGATATATGATAACTCCAGAGCAGTTAAATAACATACAGGAGCTGGCAGGGCTGTTCTTTACCCTGGAGGAGATAGCTCTGCTGACAGAGATAGAGATATCCGAGCTGCGAAGAGAGGTGAGCTACGGAAGTGGAGAGATACATCTGCACTACTGGAGAGGGAAGCTCACTGCAGTGAAAGAGATACGAAAGTCAACAAAGGAGTTTGCAGAGAAAGGTTCTCCGCAGGCAGAGGCACAGATGATAGAGCACCTGAAGCTAATGAATGAATCAGAAAGGTAAACAAGATGGCAAGAAGTGATACCCTGGAGATAATATATCAGGCACTGTTCAACACAGAGAAGAGAGAGGGCCTATCCCCTGCTGATGCAGAACTGCTGCACAGGGTGAGAGATACATATACATTTTGGCTGGAGAAGCCAACCCTGACAGACACAAACATACGGGACTACCTGATGGCGAATCATGCCATATCAAAGAGTCAGGCATACAACGACATCTCAATAATAAAAGCAGTGCTGGGAAGTGCACCAACAGCATCCAAAGAGTTCTACCGTTACAAGGCAAACCACATACTTGACCAGGCACATGCAGCAGCGATGTCAGGAAACGACAACAAAGCCAAAGCTCTGACAAAGATAGCCGAGGCGATAGCGTACAACAACCGCACAAATGAAGACGACGGAGAGAAGCTCCCATTCCATGAGATAGTGCCAAAAGACCTGTCGTTTACCCTGGACCCAAGTGCAGCAGGGATAAAGCCTGTGGAGGGCCTGCGAGAGAAATCAAAGCGGCTGTTCGAAAAGTACAAAGAAGAGATAGAACTAGACACAACAGCTTATGTCGAATACGAAGAAGATATACTTTAACCGGGCACAACAGGAAGCAATGCTCATAGGGGCGAATACCGAAGTGGACATCTGGGGAAGAAGAACCGGGAAGTCACACGGGATAATAGCACCCCGACTGGTGCGCAATGTGCAGATGATGCCGGGGAGTACAGGAGCGTTTGTGTCGGCAACATTCAAGCAGGCACATATGAGAACTCTGCCTGCAATGCTCATGGGACTATCCGAGATGGGATACAAAAGAAATGTGCACTACGTGATAGGCAAGAGACCACCCAAGAAACTGGGGTTTTTGAGGCCTTTGGTGGAGCCAAACAACTTCGATGATGTGGTGAGCTGGTACAATGGCTCAATACAGGTAATCATCTCCCAGGATGTAAAGATGTCATCCAACTCCATGACCCTGGACTATGTGATAGCAGACGAGGCAAAGGGACTCAACTACGATAAGCTGAAAGATGAAACATTCCCTGCCAATGGAGGAACACGGAGATACTTCGGGGAGTGCCCGTGGCACCATGGGTATGTGTTCGTGTCTGATATGCCCGTGACAAAGTCAGGGAGATGGTTGCTGAACTACCGGGAGAAGATGGACCCGGAGCTGATAGAAACGATACAGGGACTGATGCTGGAGTGGCACAGACTGCAGACTCTACCCAACACAGAGTACAAGGCCAGAATGATAAGGGAGACAGAGAAACAGATAGCACAGCTGCGCTCAATAGCTGTGTACTACAGCGAGTGTTCCACATTCGAAAATGTGGATGTGGTGGGACTGTCATACCTCAGGCAACAGAAGAGGGACCTCCCTCCTCTTATATTCCAGACCTCAATAATGTCAAAGCGTGTGGAGAGGTTAAAGGATGGATTCTATCCTAACTTCAACGACAAAGTGCATACATACATAGCAAACAACAACAAGCCATTGATAAATGACCTGTACAAGTTTGATAAAGAGACTGACTATGGATGCCTGCTGGATGCTGACCTGGACCTGAAAGCTCCCATAACAGGAGCGTTTGATTACAACTCAAACATTAACTGGCTGGTGGTGGCACAGAGGGATGGGCTGAAGTTGAAAATATTAAAGTCATTCTATGTGAAGTACACCCGGAAACTTCGGGAGTTGATAGATGATTTTTGTCATTACTACAGGCACCATCAGACACGAGAGTTTATCTATTACTTTGACAATACTGCCCTGGGGTCAAACTATGCTGTGAACAACGATGACTTTGCATCCGTGATCTGTGACCAGCTGGCCAAGAACGGATGGAAAGTATCAAAGATGCACATAGGTAATCCGATGAAGCACCATGAGAAGTTCAACATCCTCAATGAATGTTTCACAGGGGCAAAGCACCTGCTGCCTGTACTCAATAGGGAGAACAATGAAGCTCTGATAATATCAATAGCCCTGGCAGAGGTGGTGATATCTTCGAGAGGGTTTCAGAAATACAAAGGTGGCGAGAAGCTTGCTGAGAGCGAGGATGACCCACTGGAGTATAGGACTGATGGGTCGGATGCATTTGATACATTGGTAGTGGGCAATTGCCTATATCCCTACAGGATGGGAGGGTTTGGGATAGGCTCTTCGCTGGTTTGATTTGGGCATAAGAATAGATAGGTATCACAGGGAGACAAAAAAGGATTCAGAGGGGCAATAGCCCCTCTTTTTTGTCGTGATGGGCTTTCAAACGGAGAGGTTCGGGCATATATGGGGCAAAGAAAGGGGGTGCAATTGCCATTTTTCCACAGGGCGGGGCAGGGTATCCACACCCAACAAAATAGCTGAAGCTAATTTGTTGATGGTTGTATTTTTGATTTTCACGCAGATAGGGAATCCAATTCTGGAATCTGCTGTTCTCCCGAATGGGCTTCTTTCTGATGTCAGCAGAAAGAAACAAAGACTGAGTAGATGCGAACACTCTCCGTGGGGACTTCTTTTTAATTTCGCTGCAAAAGAAGCAAAAAGCGGAAAAGGATATCTGTATTGAGTTATAAAATTATTTGGTTGATATTTTTCCACATAACTCTGAAAATAAATACAATAATGTATTAAGTTATATTTGTAAAAGAAAATCAAAATTATAACTTTGTGATTAATAATACTTAACATATGAATACCAAACTTCGATATTTTTCAGTTGTCATAGTTTCTTTACTATTGACAATGACTCTTGGTTGCAAAAAAGAAGTACCCAAAGTAGTTCCATCGATTTCTACTACTACACCGACCAATATCACTTCATCTACGGCTGATTGTGGTGGAGTAATCTCTGCAGACGGAGGGGCTCCTATTGCATCACGAGGCGTTTGCTGGAGTTTAAATCAAAGCCCTACAACCTCCGATAATAAAACTACTGATGGCAAGGGTATTGGCAGCTTTACAAGTTCAATTATTGGATTATCACCGGGAAGCACATATTATGTTAGGGCATATGCAACAAATAGTATTGGCACAGCATACGGAAGTCAGGCAACAATTACAACAACAAGTACAGTACCGTTACTTAATACAAGCGAACCTTTGGGAATTTCTTTATCAACAGTTACTAGCGGAGGAAACATAATAAGCGATGGTGGGGCAGCAGTAATATCCAGAGGTGTATGTTGGAGCAAAAAGCCATTTCCGATATCCAATAACGTAGACAGTATGACGGTTAATGGTATTGGGACTGGAGTATTTACTAGTTCAATTACAGGATTGGAACCTGGAACAAATTATTACATTAGAGCATATGCCACTAATAGTATTGGTACAGGTTATGGGAATCAGATTCAATTCTCTACATCACCTACTACTCCATCTATAACAACTGCTCCTGTTAAAGATATTGATACAACTAGTGCAACAAGTGGAGGTGATATTACAAGCAGTGGAGGACCCACAGTGATTTCTCGAGGAGTATGTTGGAGCACTTATCAAAACCCTACAATTTATAATCATAAAACTGTAGATGGCTCTGGAACAGGTAGTTTTGTAAGCTTATTAACAAATTTATTACCCGAAACAACATATTATTCTAGAGCATATGCAACTAATAGTGTGGGAACAGCTTATGGGTCGCAGTTAAGTTTTCAGACAGGAAAGCGTCAATATCTTGCTAGCGTAACAACAACATCACCATCATCAATTAGTCCAACAATAGTAATACTGGGTGGTAATGTAACATCAGATGGTAATTCACCTGTAACAGAAAGAGGGATAGTTTATCGCCGTCTTGCTCCTCCATATTACCAAAACCCACTATCCACATCAGATTCAAAAGCACCCTCAAGTAGTGCCGGCAAAGGTGAATTCATTATTACTCTAACCGGCCTTGAAAATGAGGATACCTATTACGCGCGAGCCTATGCTATTAATAGTAAAGGGACTGCTTACGGTAATACGATTACTTTCTACACTAGAACAAGTATATCATTAGTAGATTTCAAAGCAATACCTACATCCATAAGACCAGGACAGGTTGTTAAGTTTACAAATCTTTCACTTTATGACCAATCTGCTAGCTTGAACTGGAAGTTTGGAGATGGAGGAACTAGTACTGAAAAGAATCCGTCATATACATATTCATCTGATGGCACTTATACAGTAAGCCTCACTATTACAACTATCTTAGAATCTAAAACAGAAACTAAGGCTCATTTCATTACTGTAAGCTCAATAATTGGAAGGGTTATATTTAATCCAGATCTAATATATGGCTCAGTTTCTGACATCGATGGGAATACATATAAAACAATAGCAATTGGTAATCAAACGTGGATGGCAGAAAATCTTAAAACAACAAAATA